AATTTACAACAGCAAAAAAGAAAAACGTGGCATTTTGAAAAAATTCGACAATCTCAACAGAAAAATCGAAGAACTCAGAAAAATTTACAATGAAATAATCATTTTCATCAAAACCAAGAAAAGTGAAGATCTGATTGAAAACAAACTCGCAGAGTTCAACAGAATTCGTGAACAGATCGAATTTGATATTCTGACTCTTTGAATAAAAAATAGAAAAAAAACAATCAAAGAACGATTACAGGCATTGGTTCTTTCGAATTTTCTTCTTCGAGATCATCGAAATCTTCTTCGCGGCCTTTGAAATTTTTCTCTGGACCATAATATCTTCCAATGATCATATATAGACGAATCACTACCAAAATTGCAGAAACAAGATCGTCTTCGCAACCTCTTTTTGCGGAAAAATTGCTACCGGTTCTTACGTAATTTTTCAATTCTGAAATCAGAAGTCTGCTATTCAAACTTATTTCGTTTGTTTCGACAAGTCTCTTGAATCTTGCACAGGCTGCCATTTTATTTTTTGTTGTTGTAATAAGTCCTTTTCTTCTTTTTCTTTTTACCTGTCCCGGCACTTTGGGTTCATTTATCAATATTCCATCGATTTTTTCTTCTCCAATTTCCTTCAAAAGAGAAACTATGGCTTCACCAATACCATTATTTTCGAAACTCCAATATACTTCGTTATTTTTCAGCTGTTTCAAACAACTGCAAATGTATTTTATTACCGATAACTGATTTTTTACATCCGATTTGTTGTCGGACCATTCGGCAACTTGACACATATCATCCAAACGAAATACCTGAATTGCCGAATAATCTCCGCCAGTACCAGTTGCCGGATCCAGACCTATCAGATAAACACTCGAAGAAGACAAAGGTTCGTACCATCTCAATTTTCCGTTCATCTCGGTTTTGATTGGATTTTTTCCTTTCAGATTGTACAAAACAATCTGATCGATCAAGGTTTCGTCGCTTTGAATAAATGAACAATTACATTCTCTTTCGAACATTTCTTTTCCGAGAATCGATATTTGATCGGCGGCCCATTTTTCGTCTCTTTCCGGATGTGCATTCCATTTGAATGTTATGGCCTTGTATCCGTTTTCTCCAATTCCTCCCGGTCTTTCCATACCATTTTCATCACATGTTTTCGTAGCCGCAAAATATATTTTTGCAAACAAATCTTCATCGGAATTTGGCGTACTTGTTATTATACATTGTCCGCCCGTAGACAACGTTGGTTGAACAGCACTCCAGAATTCTTCTGCTATTTTTGGCGGAACGAATGCAAACTCATCCAGATACAACAAACTCAAACTCAAACCTCTGGCTGCGTTTGGACTCGTAGCTCTACTCAGAATTCTACTGCCATTGTCAAATTCAATTGAACCTTTGTTGTATGTTATAACTCCCGGCTTGATCCACTCGGGCAATTCTTCATACGCGTATCTTACTCTATGCATGATTTCAAGAGCCTGTCTTTCGAGTTGTGCAAGTATGAGTATTGTTTGATTGTCTTGAAATATGGATTTCCATAAAATATAACATGCTGCACAAGTAGTTTTTCCCATTTGTCTTGCTGTCAATGCAACAACATTTTTGTAATCGTGAAATGTTTTTATGATTTCTTTTTGAAACTCGTAAGGGCGAAATTTGTCAGCACCACGAAATGTCTGTATGGTAAAGAAATTTTCGGCAAAATAAAGGGGATCTTTTATACATAAAGAAAGATGTTTTATTTTTTCCTTGTTGAAAGCCGATTTTTGTCCAGCTTTTTTTAAAAGAGATTCCATTTTTTCGAATCAGTTTGTTTTTTTATTTCCATATTTCAAAATTGAAAAGTTTTCTTCGATTCGATCTTCAATTTTTTTTTCATTCTTCATTGTTTTCTTTGTATTCTTTTTTCAAATATTCGTAATATCGAGAAAGAAGTTTTCCTTCGAGGCTTCCTTTTTCCAACGGATTGTCTGCGGACCAAGCTTTTGTATATCTGTTTTCGAGATCATCTTCGTAACGACGATTTATGTCACCAATATAATGATATTCTCTTGGTTCATCTCTACAGCAATCATAATCTACACATTCATTCAGTTCCATCAAATCCATGACTTCTTTTTCTGCTTCTGGACGCGAAAATCCCAAACTTACAAGTTCTGTAACAAAATCGTCTATGAGAGTTGGCCATTGTTCGTTTGGCACAGATGCCAAAATATTACTTTTTTCAATTTTCCATTTTCTAAGATCTATATTTTCCGGTTCATAATCGTATGGAGTGTCTGGAAATTCGAGTTTTTTGTCGAATTTTTTCGAAGCATTTTTCACATTCGCAACACAATTGCAAGAATTTTCATCGCAGGAACAATTGCCATTACATGAACAATTTTCTCCACATGAACATTTTTTCGATTCTTCTTCATCGCTTGGTGGTTTCAAAATTCCCGACAAAATCAAAATTTCCCTGATTTCATCTATGTCCTTTTCATCTTTTACATTGGTAGCATGTATACTCAAAATTTCTTCTTTGTGAACGTTGATATTATTCGATCTGTTTTCATCATTGGAAATCAAAGCCTGCACTTCCAAATGAACTTTTTCTTCACCAGAAGACTGGGAATCAGAAGTAACGCCGGCCAATTTCAATAAACGATTCAATTCTTCTTCGTTTTCTGTTTCATAATCACAAGTAAAATGAGGCTTCTCACTATTTGCGTCGTATCTGCTGACTTTCATTGTATACTTTTTGTAGAAATTCTTGAAAGAATTGTTATTTTTGTTATTTTCTTCCATTATCTTCAGCTCCGTCGTTTTTGTTCGAATTTTTGATTGTTCTCAAACTTTTTGGCATGGAAACAAATTCTATTTTCTTTCCTTCAATACCTCTGTAAGGTTTACTTATTACCTTGTTGTTGTAAAACGTACCGTATTTCAGTTGCATCTCGTCGGCAACTGTTTTGACTCTTGTCAATTCTTCATCATCTTCTTTTACAGAATTTACAGGATATACTTTGGGAGAATCCTTGATATGATAATTGAAATCATTTTCTCCATATTTTGGTTCCGGTTTTCTATCCCATAACCATCCGAACAATGCTCGATTCGATTCATCTTTGTAAACTCTGTTCGGTCTTTTGTTTTCCATGGTCGAAAGAAACTTTTTGAAAGCTTCATTGTATCTTTGCCCGGCAATGGTATCTCCGGGTATTACCGTTTCGTTTTCCATGTAATATGAATCTGTCGAAAGTCTAGAGGCTTTTTCCAATCCTTCTTCTCTCGCTTTCTGTTCCATGTCGATAATGGTAGAAACATACTCGTTGGTTTGTTCACGAGGATCGAACATGGTTATGACTACGAGATTTTCATCTGGAATCTTGAGAACGATACGAAGTTCTTCAGATAAAATATAACTTGAAACCGGTATTGTAAGAAGTGCATCTACATACCAGATTTCCGATCCTTCGATATGACCGAAATGAAGCGGATTTTTCTGAAAAATGGTCTTTTTGACCTCCGACATTTCAATCATACGATATTTGTACAAATGAGACTGTATCAATTGATACATTGTTTCGGTAATAGGAATACAAGTTTTTATTCTTACCGGATAAACATATTTACTCATACATTCGTATAATGCTTTTTTGAAACTCATTTTCATATTCCCAAACTATTCCATTATATTTATTTTTTTGTTTCTTCTTCGTTGTTTTTTGTTTTCATGGTATTGTTTTCTCGATGATTTTCTTGATGATTTTCATTATTTTCCAGTTCCATGAGCAATTTCAGAATTTTGTTTCTATCTTCTACGAAAACATTCGAATTTTCTTCGTTTTCCAACAATCCGCCTCGAATTTCGTACAATCTTATTTTTCTTTCTTCAAGTAACAGTCTTTTTTTCGAAATTTTCAATCTTTCGAGTTCCAAAAGTTTGTTTATTTTGTTGTTTTCCGAATTCATGGCTATACTCAATGCCTCTATAGCTGGTTTCAAATATTGTTCGGCAACTTTCGGTTCCGCTTCCATTCCGGCTTCCAGAAGTTTCTCGTACGCATCCAAAGCTTTTTCTTTTATCATGTCGATTTCTGACAAAAAGATTTCCTCTTTTGAAGAAACCATGAAATTTTTATCGAAATAGTTCGAATTCGTTTCGATTTCGTCGTTTTTTTCTTCTTCATCACAAATATCGAAAAGTTCTTCCAGTTTCTTGTTTATGTTACTCATTTTCTTCTCTTTCTGTTTTTTGGATTGTAGAATAATTCTTCTTCTGTCAGAACACGAAAGTTTATTCCTCTTTTTCTACAGAAAATCTGAGCACTTTTCCATTTTTCTGCGTTTATGTACAATGCTATCTGATCTTTTTTGCTTTTGGCTTCTGACAACAAAGTTTCACTTTTGGGTTTTATTTCTATGATTTCGGCTTTGATTTTTCCCTTCCTGTCTATATATTTCACGAAAAAATCAGGAACATAATTTTTGATTTTTCCATCTATTGGACTTTTGTACGGTATGATAATAGATTCGCTCGACCAATTTATGATGGAGGGTGAGTTATCCAGAAATTTCATGAATTCCCTTTCCCAACTACTACGATATATTATGGGATATTTTCCAATGTATTTTTTGGTATTTCTGGGAATGAACTGACCTTGTATGTACTTACTATTCGAACGAATATTCATTTTTCTCTTCTATTCAGTAAAGTATCAGTTTCTTTCTGAGAATATCGGAAGAAAAATCACTTTCTTTCTTTTTTCCCACGCTTGCCGTTTTGCTTTCGAGAATTTGATTGAAATTTTCAATATCACTACTATTTATGGATACATTGCCGAAATTTACGTTCTTCTTTTCCGATCCGCTGAAAAATTCATATTCATCTTTACCAAAAGGATTGAATGAAGATGTTCTGGCAGGTTTTTCCAATATTGGAACTTTTGTTATTGGTTTCGAAGAATTTACAAATACATTGTTTCTTCTTTGCAATCCGCTTTTCATGAAAGCATCTCTGTTGTCTTTGAACAGAGTTTCAAAATTCGATGTATTCGAAAAACTTTCAACTTCCAGAAATTCTCCAATATCCTTACGCCTGCCTGTTTGTTCGAGAATTTCTTCGGTAATTTCCTGATTTACGGCTTCCCAAACCACACCTTCGTAAGAAAAAGTCAAAGTTATATATTGTGGTGAACCCATATCTCGATAACTGTTCGTATCATATGAAAAAGATGTTATTTTCGGATGTATCAATGAATATTTGTTGAATTTCTTGTGATTGAATTCGTAAACTTCCAATTTTTCGAAAAAGTAACTCGATGAAAAAGAAAAAACATTATCAGTAGCTATTTCCATCGATGGTGGATTGAAACCGAAATCTTTGTCTTTACTTGCAGGAATATATTCTGCCGTAGTAATGTCGTAGTTCCAGCTTTGAAGGCTTGCCTGACCATCGCCATAGTAATATTGAAAATAGTCGTGAAACATCGAAAAAACTTTCTGATCGACGGTATCGAACAAGGTAACGGTTACGGGACTGTAATCAACTCGACTTTGAACAACTCTTTTTTTATTGTATTGATTCAATGTAGAAGTATTGAAATTGAGTGACGGTCTTGTTATACTTTCCACAAGAAGACTTACACCATCTTGCCAGTTGGAGTAATTTTTGTTGAAAGTCAGATCGTTTCTTACAAAATTTACCCAGAAAAGAAATCGATATCTTGGTACTCGATTGAGTTTGGTATTGAATAAACTGAATACTTTTGGAGCAATTTTGTTCGATTTAGTGTACAAATTTGTTTCAGGAGAAGTTTTTCCTACGGTAAAATTTATGTTTTTTTCCTGTTCTTTCGATGTTGGCATTTTTTTTTCCAAAAATAAATAATTGAAGATTTCACAATTATTTATGCAAGGAGCAATTCATATGGAAAACACAAGAAAATTAGTCAATTCATTGCACCTGTTGATAGCTACGGAAATGGAAATAGTATTTTGTACTCAAATTGCTCATTGGAACGTAAATGGAACAGAATTTTACAGTCTTCATAAAATGCTTGGTGATCAATATGAAGAATTTTTCGGGGAAATTGACAAAATTGCAGAAATAATAAGAACATTGAATCATGAAGTATCGAAACAGAAAATATTGAAATGCAAAAGCATGCATCATGAAAAAATGAAAAAAATGTTCTGCGATTGGAATGAAAATTGCGAAACAAATGAAAACAGAGAGATGTTGAAAAATCTTATCAAATGTCACAAATGTGCATTGGATTGCATAAATTATTCATTGATACTTTGCAATTTCGGCAATTCGAATTTCGAAAGCGAAAAGAATTATCTTGGTGAACTTCAGGGAAGACATAAAAAAGCGATGTGGTTTTTGAAATCTTCATTGATTTTGTAAAAAAATCGATTATTATGAATAAGTGCGATTCGATTTGATCGAATTCTCGATTCATCGAGAATTCGATTGTTCGACATGTGTAATTGTAAAAAAATCCAATAAGTTCGATATGGAGATGAATTATGAAAGAAGTCGAGTGCAATTCTTCGAAATTTTTCGAATTCTGGTTCAAAAATATTCTGAAAAATTCCAATTTGTCATTCAGTGAATATTCGAATTTGATTCGAAAAAATATCGAAGAAAACAATTCGAAATGCATGATCTTTCTGATGGAAAATTTTTCGGAAATTCTGTTTTTGCTTTCGAAAAAGCACAATTTCGACAATTACCTGATTCACTTGAAAAAAGACGAATACAGAACATTGGATACGAATCTCTGTTTGCGAAATCTCGAAAATACGATACTCGTAAATAACGACAGAAACTGTAAAGATTTTTCGTTTTTCATCAATTCGACGAACAATTTCGAGTATGTTTTTTCGAATCTCGAATTTCATTTTTTTGTATTTGCAGATCTGTTTCATGTGATGAAAAAGAACAATTTTTCTTTCGATAAAAAAGAAATCGATGTAGAAGAGTACTTGAAAGAAAATTTTCGAATTCGAATGATCGATTTCTGTTCGATGAAATCATTTTCGAATCTGCTGGCATGGCCGAAAGAAATTTTCGAAAAAAGAATTCTGAGTTTTTTCGAACAATTGAATTTTTCGAATCACACAAAAAAATATTTTCTATATTATATCAATTATTATGATCAAAGTTATTCTCCCTATGTTCCGAACATAAAGAAACAAAATGATATTGTTTTGAAAATGTTGAAAAATTCCGATTCCAGAACCTATGTGAGAATTGTGAATTATCTCGGTAATGATTTTCATGCTCGAATTTTTGGTCTTGAAGAATCGAATAAAATACTGAACATTTCATCAATACCAGAGTATGATTTCGTGTTTCTTTCCTTTATATATTCCCTGCAAAATTTTTTTCGAAAATTGAATTTCGAATATTGACTTCTTCAAAACAATGAATATCATGCCTTGTACAAAGAAAACGGAGAGAGGAAAAAAGGATGTATTCGGGTATTTGGATCACCAATATTCACAAAGACGAGTTCAAAAAAAATAAACAGAAATTTGCATGGTATTTCGATGTACTGAAAAAAACTCTGATCGGTCCTCCCCGTTCGACAAAAAATTTTTCGACAGAAGAACTTACTGAAAAAGGTTACGTAGGCCTCTATTCTACGGAAGAACTTTCTTTCAAGGAATTCGAATTGCTCGGTGGAAATCTTTCTCTCGGTACGAACAAAAAGAAAAAAGTCAGAAAACTGATTACAGTGGAAGAATTCGATGACGAAGAAGATTTCTTTGTCAATGAATTCAAGAACGATCCGAATATTCTGGAATTGGACGAAGATTTGTAAAAAAAAGAATTTTTCATAGAAACTCCGCAAGGAAACCTGCAACTTCAGTCGCGGGAGGAATTTTGGCTTGCTTATCGGGACAATTTGTGATACCATGTGTGGCATGATAAATATTGTCTCCAACAGGAATTGTGTCTGTCAAACGGCATATCATGTGGTGTGGTGCCCGAAATACCGGCGGGAAGTTCTTACCGGAGAAATCGCTGAGGAAGCAGGGGTGATGCTGGACATGATCTGCACTGAACGTAGCTGGCCGGTAATTTCCAAGGAAATCCAGCCTGACCATATTCACCTGTTTGTCAGCATCCCACCTGCCGTGGCTGTAGCTGATGCGGTCAAGATTCTCAAGGG